GGGCGCTTTGAATGACTGGCCCCGCAAAAACGGCCGTGTACACTGTGTCCGTCCGCGAATTCCGAGCGAATTTGGCCGAGGCGCTCCGTCGCGTGGCCGATGGTGGGCGGGTAGTGGTGACCAACGCGGGCATTCCGGTCGCAGAGTTGGGGGCAGTCCGGGACGGGGAAGTGGAGACGCAGAGCGGCCCCAAGACGTCGCCAAGGGGCCGACAGCGTGGGGGAGGCTTGGGTACCCCTCCCGCGGACGCCCTAGGCCAGCTCCGTTGGCTGCAGGAGGCGCAACTGCGGGCGGTCGCTGGTGCCCCCGATGAGCGGACGAGGACGGGCGCGGCGAAGGAGGCTAGGGCGCTCACCGAGAAAATCGGGCGAATCACCGGTGAATTGCGCGAGATCGACGCCGGGGAGCTCGCCCGGTACGAGCGGATGCAGCCGGGTGAACTGCTCGAGGCGATCGAGGCGCTGGCAGCGGAGCTGCGGGAGGCGATCGATGGGTGACGTGAGGGTGCGCGAGGCCGTGGAGGGCGATCGGGCGTTCGTTGCGAGGACGTGGTTGCGCTCGACGGCGGACGGTCACGGCAGGGTGCGCGCGGTCGACGCGGTGTCGGTGGTCGCCGCGGTGTACGAGGGGCGGGCGAGGATCTGGATCCTGTGCCTCACCGAGGTGCCCTCGTACGCGCTTGGATGGGCTGCTGTGGACGGTCGCGGGGTGCGCTACGTGTACCTCCGTGATACGTATCGGGATAGTGGATTGGATGCGCTGCTGGACGGCGCCGGAAGGAGCTGACGATGGAAAAGGTTCGAAGGATTTACTTCAGTGAGAACGAGACACTACGTCGAGGTGAGGGGTCGCGTCACGAGCATGTTGCTGGCGCCGGGCTCGAGATGGCGATTGACCCGGATACCGGGGTCGTTTGCGTACGTACGGCGGAGTTTACGAGGCTGTATTCGCCGGCGGCATGGCGGTATGTCGAGGTCGAGGAGGCGAAGGGGAAGGCCCAGAAGTGAGACAACACGCCCAGCACGCCGCAGCGATGGCGGACGCGGTTGCGAGAATTCGCGCTGGCCGCGAGATCGCTGCGTCGTGTTTTGGGCCTCAGTTGGCGTTCGTCAAAGACGATTCCAGGCTGAAGGTTGCCGAATGTTCGCGTCGTGCTGGCAAGTCGGGCGGACTAGGTAGGTGGTTGTTCGAGGGCGCCCTCATCATGCCGGAGACGGTGCAGTTATACCTCGGGATCACGCGCAAATCGGCCAAGCGCATCATCTGGCCGATCCTCAAGAAGATCGACCGTGATTGGCGATTAGGGTGCGAGTTCAAGTCGGGCGACCTCGTTGTGGCGCTCAGGAACGGGAGCGAGATCCACATCGCAGGGTGTCCCGATGCGTCGATGGTCGACACGTTTCGCGGGACGCCGTACTTTCGGATCGTGGTGGACGAGGGCGACTCGTTCCCGCCGTCGTATTCGGGGGCGCTGATTGACGAAGCGCTGATCCCGTCGACCATCGACTACGCGGGTTCTGTGGCGCTTGCCGGCACTCCTGGCGTCGCTCCGGTCGGGTATATGTACGAGGCATCAACGGGCAAGATCGAGGGGTGGAGTTGTCACCACTGGACATTGTTTGACAACCCGCACCTGCCCCGAGCCAGGGCCGATGTTGAAGCGATGATCAAGCGCCGCGGGTGGACGTGGGACCATCCGACAGTGCAGCGAGAATACCTCGGCCGCAGAACCGCGGACATGTCTATGCTCGTGTATGGGTCGTATTCGGACTCGCTCCTTCGCGACCACGGTCCTCGGCCGGAGGATGGCCCATGGCGGCACGTGCTGGGGCTCGACTTCGGCACATCGGAGGATCGCGAGTCGATGGCGTACAGCGTGGTTGCCTACTCCGAGACAACCCCGCACGCGTGGGTGAGAGAGACAAGGGGCGAGTCAGGAGGCACGCCGGCAACGTGCGCGGCGACGATCGCGGAGCTCGACGCCAGGTATCACTTCGACTCGATCATGGGCGACCCTGGCGACCTCGGTGCCGAGTTCATTCGTGACCTTGGCGAGCGGTATCGAATCGGAGTCACGCCGGCCGAGAAGAGTAACAAGCGCGGCACGATCGAGCTCATCAACGGTGACATGAAAGCGGGGCTCCTGCTGTTCGAGCGGTCGAAAACAACGGGCGTTGTTGGCGAAATGAAGATCCTTCCATGGGCTGACGACACCCGAGCGTACGAGAAAAAAAAGGTGCCCAATCACCACTGCGACGCGACGTTGTACGCCTGGCGCAAGGCTAGGCCATACGACGCTGTAGAGGTGAGAGAGGGGCCGAAGGAGGGCTCGGAGGAGTGGTCGGCTGCGAGAGAGGCAGAGATCGAACGCAACCTGATCAAGGCTGCGAAACGGAAGCGAAAGGGTAGGTGGTGGTGATGGACGTTGTAGAATTGGCGAAGTGGATGCGAGAGAATGGCGTGAAACGAGCGAAAGTGGGCGATATCGAGGTGGAAATCGACCTCAAATGGCACCCCGAGGAGGCTGTCGAGCATGTCGAAATGAGCGCCGAGGAACGCGAAAATCGCCGCAAGAACGCGGCAAAACGGCTCCAATTCGGGGCGGTGAGGTTGTGATGTTAACTGATCAATGGTGGCAGTGCGGCGATGATGCGCACGTGAGTCTTCACGGCACGGTGGAGGCGATCGAATCACAGCAGGCGAGCCGAATCACTCGACTCACCGAACTGCGGGCGCTGTACGGCGAGCGGCCTCGAGCAGCGGAAGCGCTTGGGGTGGATTACCTGGTGCTCGATCAGGGCGAGAACGCACCGGCGATACCATTGCCGGTTAACGTTGTCGCCGAGGTGGTGGATGCGTGGGTTGCGACAGTGGTCCGGGCACGTCCGCGGCCGGTCGAGGTGTCGATCAACGGCGACTACACTCAGCGCGAGAAAGCAAAGGACCGCACACGATTCCACGACGGCGTTGCGTATCAAACGAGGCTCCGTCGGCACATGCGCAAGCTCGGCCTGGACTGGGCGGTAGTCGGGGCTGGCGCGCTGAAGGGATACCACGAGCACGGGCAACTCCGGCACTGGGCCGTCCCGATCGAAGAGATCTGGGTGGACGAGATGGATGCCGAGGACGGCGAGCCATCATGCATCTACCACCGACACTATGTCGACAGGCATGCGTTGCGCGAACTCTACCCATCGAGTGAACAAGCGATTTGGGATGCGTCGGTGGGGACCAAGACGGGCGAGCGGTGGTTTGGGTACAACACGAAGTCGGACCAAGTCCTCGTTACCGAAGGGTGGCACCTGAAGTCGGGCCCCAGCGCTGGCGACGGTCGACACGTGATTGCAGTGGATACCGGGATGTTGCTGGACGAGAAATGGCTGTGGGATCGATTCCCCTTCGCGTTCCTCAAGAACGATCCCATGCTCGGATTCTGGCCCCGGTCGCTCGCCGATCGCCTCGTCGGTGCACAGGCGGCGATCAACTCTGTGCTCGAACAGATCCTCGCCAACGCACGCCAATACGGTGTGCTGCCGGTGCTCGTGCCGCGAGGTTCGAGGATCAGCCCATCGTCATTCAACGACTCACTCGAGGTCACCCTGATCGAATACACGGGCGATCGACCGTCGCAGTTCAGCGCCATGGTGGTGCCTCCGGAGCTGTTCCGACTCGTCGAGATGTTCCGGCAGGGGGCATACCAGGCAGCAGGACTCCCCGAGACAATGGCGGGCGGTGCGGTCCAGCCCGGGCTCGAATCCCTTCCAGCGATCAGAGCTGCGTCGGACGTCAAGCTCGCGAGGCACGCACTCGACGGCGAGGTGTTCGAGGAGTTTCGCCTCGACATCGCCGATCTCGACCTTCACGTCGCGCGCGACCTGGCGAAGAGCGGCAAGGTCGAAACCATCTTCGTCGGCAGGCGATACGGACGCGAGGAGGCAAAACGGATTGCCTACTGGGAGCCAGAGGAGGGCGAGGAATACGCGCTCCGGTGCTACCCGTCCTCGCAGCTGTCCGAGCACCTGTCCGCACGGATTCAGCAAGTGGCGGAGCTCGAGGCAAGTGGAGCGATCGGGCCCGAAGAGAAACTCGATCTGCTCGACGTGCCAGACACCCAGGGCGCTACGGACTCGCGCACTGCGGGTCTCCGTCGTATCGAGCAGCAGATCGATATGATTTTGTCGGACTCGACCTACACCCCGCCGCAACCGTATCTCCCGCTGCAGCTCGCTCTCGTCAGGGCCAATGCGGCGTACAACCTCGCGCAAGCCGATGATGTTGAGGAGTCGAAACTGTCGATGCTGCGCAAGTGGATCGACAAGGTTCAGCAGCTCATGAGCGAGGCCGCACCACCACCACCACCACCACCTGCGCCGATGCCGGGGCCGGAGATGGCAGGGCCGATGCCTGGCGCTGAGATGCCACCGGCAGGAGGGATGCCGCAATGAGTGACGAAGATCTGATCACCCAAGCGTTAGCGCAGATGGGCGACGCCCCACCGGCCGATGTCGCCACCGAGACGGACACAGCCACGGACACCATAGGGGACACGGGCGAGGCCGACGGCGGCACCGAGGAGTCCGGCGGCGAGGCAAAAACTGAGGAGCCGAAGGACAAGGAAGGGGACAAGACCGAGGACAAGGGAGGAGACAAGCCGGAGCCCAAACTATCCAAAGCTCTCGCTCGAGTCGCACGCCGCGAGGCGTCGGTGCTGGAGCTCGAAACGCAGGTTCGCCAGCGTGAGGAAAGCCTTGCAGCCCGCGAGCAGCAAGTGGACGCCGCGAGTAGGCGATGGGCCGAACTGACCGAGATGGGACGCCGTGACCCGGTCGGGTTTCTGCGCGAGGCTGGCGTGGATATCGACGCACTCTCGCGACAGCTCGTATCCGGCGAGGCACCGAAGCAGGCCGACCCCACGATCTCGGCGATGCAGAAGGAGCTTGCAGAGATCAAAGCCGCACTCACCGACCGCACGAAACAGGACGATCAGTATCGCGAACAAGCAAGAGCCGCAGCGATCGAACGCCACAAGCGGGACCTCCACGACTACGTCGCGTCGAAACCAGACGGTATCCCGTTCGTGACAGTGCTCCCCCCGGACCGCGCGGTTGCTGCCCTCGAGGCCGTCATCCGCGAGCATTGGAGCCAAACGAAAATTGTCCTTGACCGGACAGAGGCCGCACGCATACTGAATGGCAAGCTCGAGGAGCACCACAAACTACTCGGGCAGGCAGCCACCAAGCAACCGGCTGCAGCGCCCCGCGAGCAACAGGGGACTGGTAGCCCGGCGACGATAGCGAAAACGCATCGCAGCCGGACGGCGAAGAACCCTGGCCGCGACAAGATGACCAACGAGGAGTTGGTCCAAGCGGCCCTCGAGGAGTGGAAGGACTGACCGCATCGGGCCTCCACTCTGGAGGCTCAAATGGTTGCTGGAACTGGCTCAAGCTCATTCGGTCCGATCCTCAAGACCGTCTATCCCCGCATCAAATCGATCGAAGTCGTCGAACAGCTCGACCCGTTCCTGGGCGAGATGGAGAAGCCCGACGACTTTGAGGGCGACTACATCAAGGTCCCGGTGCAAACGCTGCTTACGCAGTCGGTCGGCGCCACGATCGCGTTGGCAACGTCGAACGCGCAGGATTCTGAGTTCCAAGCGTTCCTCGTCACGAGGCAGAAATACTACACGGTCCAACAGTTCGAGCGTGAGTTGATGCTGGCCTCGCGCAGTGACCGCGGTGCGTTCCTCCGTGGCATGCAGAAGGTGCAGATGGATGGCGGCGCCATCCTCGGCCGCGAACTGATCCGTCAGAGCTGGCGTGATCGCACCGGGCTCCGAGGCACCGCCGGGACGATCGCGACGACCAACATTCCACTGGTCGACCCCAACGACGGCAAGTTTTTCAAAAAGGGCATGGTCCTCCAATTGGCGGACCCGGCGACTCCAACGACTGCGCGATCTGGCACTGTCACCGTCGCATCCGTCACGCAGTCCGCGACCGCCGCAACGATCGTATGTACCGCAAACGTCACCGCCGGCATCGCGGCTGCAGCGTCGGGCGACCTCATCTACCGCAACGGCGACATTGATACGTGCGTGGATGGCGCAGGCGGCTGGGTTCCGCGCACTGCCCCGGGTGGCGTCTCCTTTTTTGGCGTCACGCGTAACGCTGAGATCGAGCTCATCGGCCAGCGCATGACGGCCACCGCGACGAACATCGAGGATGCCCTCTACGACGGTCTTGCCGAATTCGGCGTGAACGGCGCCGAGCGCATCAACCGCTGCTACCTGCACACGAAGAAGTTCATGGAGCTGGCAAAGAATCTCGGCAGCACCATCACCCGCGACGACCCCGGAACGGTGAAGAGCAAAGAGACCGGATTCGGATACAAATCGCTGAACATGACTGGCCCTCACGGCGACGTGAAGATCCTTCCCTCGTGGGCGATCCGATACGACGAGGCGCGCATGCACACGTCGGACACGTGGAAAATGCATACCCTCGGCGGGTTCATCGTCGCGATCGAAGATCCGAGTGACGGCAAGGTGATTCACCGCGTCGTGGGTTACGACCGATACGCTCTCGAGATGGGCGTGCTCGGCAACGTCATCTGCGAAAAGCCAGTCGAAAACGGCGTGATCATCCTGCCGTAACGCGTCCTCCCTCCCTTTCGCCCCGCACCGGCTAGGGTCCGCGCGGGGCTTCCCCGTCAGCAAATGGTGTGTGTCCCCATCGGGACACCAACGACCAGGAGACGGACATGGAGACTCGCAAGCAACTGTTCACCACCGAATACGAAAGCTATCTCATCGGCGCCCTTGTCACCACCGACGGTTCGGGCGACCCAACACTGAGCGACAACGCTGGATTTGCGTCGGTCACGAAGACTTCGACCGGCGTCTACAAGCTCGTTCTCAACGACAAGGCTGCGCGCCTCGTGAGCGCTGCCCCGACGATCAAGCTTGCGACCGGCGTCACGCTGATGGCTCGGATCTCGGCGCACGACGTCACGGCGTCCAGTCCGTACATCACGATCGAGTGCCGCGAGGTGCCGATCGCCAAACTGCTGCAGCTTCAGGCAGGGACGATCTTTCACGGCCTCGTCGGCACCGCTGTTGCGACGGCCAACGCAACCGACACGGCTACCGCTGTCGCGCTTGCCAACGCCCTCAAGACCGCGGTCAACGCGCACTACGCATCGGTGTCGACCGCCGGAACCGAAGGCGCGCACCACGGCACGGACGCTGCGATCGCCACCGCTGCGGCCACGGACGAAGCGTCAGCGATCACGCTGGCCAACGCGATCAAAGCCGATTGGAATACGCACCTCGGCAGCGTCAGCTACCACGCGACGGCCGACTCGACGAACACGGCGAGCTCGGCGGACGCATCGGATGCAGCCTCGCTTTACACGCTCCTCAACGAGCTCAAGGGCGACCACAACGCGCACGTCGCATCCGGGCTGGCCTCGCTCGCCGACGTCGTGTCAGGCGAGATCATGCTCACCGCGCTGGTGAGGAGGCGCTGATGGACGACGCAGTTGCTCTCGCACTCGGTGAGGACAAGGCCGAGGACAAGGCCGACGACAGCAAAGCCGACGAATCGGACGCTGCAACGGCCGTGTTCGATGCGTTCGAGTCCAAAGACCCAGAGGCGTTGATGGATGCGCTCGAGGCTGCTGTGATGCTGATCAAGCGGAGGAGGTGACGCATGTCCAATACGGTCTCGATGGCGGTGCTGGTCGCGGCGATTCGTCGTCGGGCGGACATGCGAGGATCCACGCGGTACTCCGACGCTGAGATCGCACTCGAGGCGAACCGATCAGCCAAGCATCTCGACTCGCTCATCACGAAGAAATGGGGCTGCCTGTACCGATTTGCGCAGTCCGATCTCACGACCACGGTCAGCCAGGCCTACGTCGCCTGCCCCTCCGATTTCAAGGATCTCGTCAAGCTCGGTTGGGTGCATTCGTCAGGCGCTGACCCTATCCGGCTTCGTCAAATGCAGGTCGACGACGAGTGGTATCCCGAGGAGCACAGCGCGTGGACGTGGTCCTCGACGGTGCCGCGGTTCGACGTGCGCGCGCTCAACATCTGGCTGGCCCCGACTCCGACCGCGGTCTACACACTGCGGCTCCAATACGTCCCGGTGCTGCCGACGATCGAGGACTCGACACCCACCCCGCTCGAGACTTTTGCTGGCTGGGATGACTGGGTGATCAACGACGTCGCCGCGAAGCTGCTCATCGAAGAGCAGAGCGATGCCGCCGACGTTTCGCAGCTGCGCGATCGAGTCGGAGCACGCATCGAGCTCGAGGCATCTACACGCGTACTCGACCAAGCGCAAACGGTGCAGTCGACGCGCTATCGACGTCGGTCGAGCAGGTAGTGGTGATGGGGTTCACGCCCAAAGCTGCCGTTGTCCCGAGGCATCCCGATGTGCTCGTGGATCTCAGCGTCCAGGAGCTCGCGCGGCACTCCGACGAAGCCGACAAAAAAGACTCGGCCAACCAGCGCACGACTGCATGGGCGACGCTGGGTGTTGACGGCACTGAGCATCTGATCGAGCACAAACTCGGTCGGCTCCTTCGTGGTTGGTCCGTTGCTGATTGGAAGGGCGCGCAGCCTCACTTCGACGTCATCGACTCGGACTCAAAGCACATCAAGATCCGGTCACGCGATCGAATCGAACTCGGCGGCACGTTCGACACTGGTGCGGCCGGCGCTGTCTCATCGTCGACCGGATACGGGTGGACCGCGGCACTGTCCTCGACATCGACCTACACGTTCACTCTTGCAACGGGCCTGCTCACGTCATCGGCGCGGCTGATCGGCGGGCAGCTCACGAGCGATGTTGCGCTGGGCGACAGGGCGTTCCGGTTCAACTCGTTCACGGCACCGACGTCGGTTGTGTTTACGCACTACGACGGAGCAGGCGCGATTGCGATCGTGTTGTCAACCGTTGTCGTATCGCTGGCCTTTACCGGGACCGGAAGCAAATTCCGTCTGCAGGTGTGGTGATGCCGCTCGAGACTCAAAACATCACACTCCCATTCGGTCAGGGTCTCGCTGAGCATGTGGCGCCCGCGCTGGTGCCGGCCGGCAAACTGCAGGTGGCCGACCAAGCGTACTTCGCCAAGGATGGGTCGGTACAGCAGCGCCCAGGCACGGACGCCCTCACCCGTGCGGTCTACTCGGCAGGAGGCGTCCCCGCCACGAACGCGATTGCAGCGCACGTGATTGCCTCAGAGCGAGAGACACTTATCACAACGCCTCACAAGGTCTACACCTACTCCGAGGCTGACGCGCAGTGGACGCAGCAGGATCACGCGTATGAAATGGATATCCGTCGCGTGATTCGTGGTGAGCGGAACCAAAAAAGCCTTGTCGCCGACTACGCCGCAGACTGCGGATACGCGAACGGATGGCTCGTTTACGCGTGGATCGACAGGCAGGGCGACCGCGTGCGAGTGCGATTCGTCGACTACCAGACAGAGGCACACGGCACGGAGTGGTCCTGGGCGTACACGTCTAGTTCGGCAGCAATCCGAGTGATTTGCGCTGGCGGCTACGTGATTGTCGTGTGGCACGATCTGGCGAACAACGAGATCAAAGCCACGTGGTGGGAGGCGTCCAACGTCGAACTTGCCCCGACGGTGACCACGGTAGGCACCGACGCATGGTCGTATGGGTTTTTCGACGCAGCCGCGAACAGCACGCATTTTTTTCTGGCGTACGCGCATCAGGACGGGTTTGGCGCGAACGACCATGTCGCGCTGACTCGCGCCGACCTCGACCTGACCAACCAGACGACTGCTACTGAAGCGCTGCTAAGCGCCGAAACGGTCGCATCGTCGCCGGGTGTCGACGCGGCAACCTACGGATTCTGGGTGGCATACCCGACGAGCGGAGCCAACATCCACGCATTTGTTCGCGACACTAATTCATCGATGACATCGATTCAGTCGACCACGCTTGTCAGGGCGACAACCGGTGCTGGGTATACGGTAGTCAGGCTTGGAGTGCGCAAGCATCCATCGGCAGACCGCGCATGGATCGCCTGGGAGGAGCGCGGCGACACTGCGCCCAATACCCGCTCACTCAATGGCGCATACATCGGCGACACGGGTACGATCTACGACGGGCACAAAACGTATCATGTCGGGATGCTGTCGCGCCCATGGATCGACTCCGAGGGGCGCATCTACATCGTCGGCCACGACTACGAAAAGGCAACTGTCACCTACGGGTCGGTCACAACGACAGTGAGGCAGCGCGACGCGTTCATCCTGGAGATGAGATACGCAGAGCGAGAGGAGTTGGAGGTCTGATGCCGTACGCGTGGATCAATGCCCAGGCGAGAGTGGTTGCGCGCATTGCGACGCATACAATGGGCGACTACGGCGGGGATGGCGGCTCGACATGGTCTCCGGCTGTGCAGGTGACGGACGTCGGCGGCGGGCGCATGGTGTTCATCGTCCCGAAGGCATCGGAGATCAGCGGTTCGGCGGCAATGCTCGGCGGGTTTGACATCTACGAGGCAGAGACTGCCCACCCCGAGTCGCATAACCCGACGATCGCCAACCGCGAGGTATTGCTCTCTGGTGGTGTCCCGGCCCTCTACGACGCGCGCAAACTGAGCGAGTACATGTTTCACTATTACCCGCGGTGGCGTGCGGGCAGCCTAGGCTCTAGCGGCTCACTCACGACTGGTGCGACGTACCAGTGGCAGTTCGTCTACGAGTGGCGAGATGCGCGCGGAATCGTCCACCGCTCGGCACCCTCCGCGGTGATGGAGCAAACGCTCACAGGCGGCAATGACGATTACTCGTACACGGTTGCATCGCTGTCGCTTACCGAGAAATTCGACGTGGAGTCGCAGGGCTGGCCAGTCTACATCGTTTCATACCGGACCAAGGCCAACGGCTCAACGTTCTACCGCGAATTCACGCTGGAGACTGAGTCGAGCCTGATCACTGCATGGCATTCGTTCACCAGCTCGGCGGCGGACTCATCACTCGACGGGCGCGAGATCCTCTACACCGACGGCGGGGTGCTCCCGAACATGCAGCCACCAGCAGCGCGGCACATTGTCCAACACGGCCGTCGCCTGTGGCTCATCTCGCGAGACGATCCGACGCTGATTTGGATCAGCAAGATTCTGCAGCCTGGCGCCGAGATGCCAGGGTTCCCGCTTGAGTTCGTCATGCGCGACGAGGTGGGCGGAGGTCACGTCGCACTCGCGTCGATGGGCTCACAGATCCTCGCGCTCAAGGAAGAGTGCATTTCGATGTACGCTGGCGACCCGCCGAACGACCTCGGCGTAGGTGGCAATCTCAGCGGGCCGCATCCGGTCGCACAGCACACCGGCTGCATCAATCCTGTCTCCGTCGTGCATTGCCCCGCAGGCGTTGCGTTTCAGTCCAGGGATACGATCTGGCTCGTCAACCCCGGCATGCAGACCGAAAGGATCGGCGCAGCGATCGAGGACCAGATCGCAACCTACCCACACTGCCGCGCAGCCGTCCTCGACCAGAAACGCGAGGTCATCCTGTGGTCGATGACCAACGGGGAGAACGAATACGGCGACAACCCGACGGCAGGAATCACGCTGGTGTGGCACTACAACGCCGGCGAGTGGTCAGTGTGGCACCACCCGTCGAGGACGAGCACTGCGCGCGAGCCGACGCTCGGATCGGCTGTGTGCTGGCGCGGCGACCTGAATCGGTGGGAGACACACCACGTCCAGGCTGATGGCACCGTGCTCTATTACGATAACGGCTATCACGATCACGACGGCACCGATCCTTCACTGCACGTCTCGACTCCACCGCTCGCGTTTGCGGGCGTGGCCGGGTTCCAACGCGTTAGGCGCCTGCACATCCGCGGCACCTACCTTGGAGCGCACTCAATCGCAGTGCGGCTCTACTACGACAACAGCGCATCGGCCGGCGATGTGATCTCGTTCTCCGAGGCCGAGGTCGAGGCACTGCGGGACGGCTCCGAGGAACACCTGCGCATCCACATCCCGAGGCAGAAGACGAAGATGCTCCGAGTGCGGATCGAGACGCAGGCCGGAGCATCGCCGGCAAGTGGTGCGCAAGCGCGATGGGAAACGATCGCCGTCGAGGCTGCCGGAAAACAAGGGCTGTTCAAACTGCCGAGTGCAGGGAGTAAGTAAGATGGGAGTCGGCGACTACATAGGCGCACCGGTCAAGGCTCTAGGGGCCGGAACAGGCAAGCTCGGCAGCGGTGCCGAAAGTGCGTGGGACTGGGCCGTTACGGGGATGTCCGGCGGCGAGGGCTACGTTCCACAGGGCTACGGCTACGACGAATCTTTGTACGGCGATCTGCGCGGACAGGAGGGGCAGTCGCGGGAATTCGAGAACTATCTCGCGCAGCAGTATCGCGACCAGATCGAGGGCCGGTTCCCATCACTTGCGCAGAGGCAACTCGCCGAGACGACGGCGCAGAATCAGCAACAGCAACTCTCCATGGCCCGCTCGGGTAGCGGTCCGCTCGGAGGGGCTGGCGCGCAGTATCAGGCAGCCCGGAACGCAGCCGAAACCAATCAGATGGCGAATCGGCAGGCGGCCACACTGCGCGCACAGGAACAGCAGATGGCGATGCAAGGTGCGTCTGGGCTCGCAGGACAGAGGCGCGGGGCTGACCTCGCTCGGCTCGCGGCTGAGCAGGAGTACCAGCTCGGCAAGGCGGGAGTGCATACGAGTCTCGAACAGGCGAAAGCACAGCAGGCCGAGGCAGAGGCGCAACGGAGGGCTGGTGCGTCGATGTTCGGTGTGGGCGCTGTGGCTGGGGCTGCTGGGTCTTTGCTCGGCAGTTCCGACGAGCGAATGAAAACAGCGCCATCGGCTGCAGGCCCAAACGTCGCTCCGGCGGCGGCAGTGAATCCGGCAGCAGTGCCGGCCCCCGCACCAGCGGCGCCAGCGTTCGATCCCGAGGCCGAACTCGCTCGAGTGCGCGAGATGCAACAGGGCATCTACCGCGACTCCGCCGGCAAACCCTACGCTGGTCGATGGGATTGGGTGCCTGACGCGACTCCACCGGCCACTGCTCCTCAGATGCCAGCCGCCGGTTCCGGCAACCCATACAGCCAGGGGAAAGGTGCCGGCGGGCTCCTCGGCGGCATCCTCGGAGGACTATCCGATCGCGGTGCAAAGTGCGGCCCGCAACCGGTCGAGGGCGAGGATTTGGATGCGTTTCTTGAGGATCTTGAGGGCTACCGATACCGCTACCGACACGGCACAGGTGAGGATCCAAATCGGGACAGGGTCGGGGTCATGGCGCAGGACTTGGAGCGCGATCCGGTGGGCTCGACCTTCGTCACGGACGCGAGTGACGGCTACAAGCGAATCGAGCTCGACAAGGGATTCGGCACTGCACTCGCAGCGTTGGGGCGACTCAACGAGCGGGTGAACAGTCTCGAGAGAGGGAGGCGGTGATGGCGAAAACGCCTGTAGCTTCGGAGCAAATGCCCTCTGGTGCGATCCGATTCGAGTACGACGATGGGACGACCCAGGACGCTCCGCCGACGCCGTACACGCTCGAACTCAACGCCGCGCTGCCTGATAGGATGGCGGGAGCTACGGCGGGGCTCGAGGATGTGGTGCGAGATCAACTAGAAAACGTCCCACCGCCTGCGCATCCTGTTGCGACGGACGCCTACACGAACAGCCCGCTTGCGGTGCCGGCCAGCAACCCTTCGATGGCTGCACCGGCTTCCACTGCGCCGTCAATGGCATCCGCGATCAAGGCTGGGCCGATCAGCACAGCAGCACCGACGAGCGAACTCGAAGCCGCTCGTGCCAGGTCTCGCGCAGGGTTCGCCAGCGGTGCCGGCGGCACAGTCGACCCGATGGTGCAACGCGAACTTCTTGCCAGGCAATACGGGATGACGACGATGGGCGTCGCCCCGTCAGCAACTCCTCCGACCTACGCACCCAACCCGAACGAGGGCCAGCCATCCGCGCCTCGTCCTGCGCCGGTCCGTGTAACACAAGTACCAGGCGCATGGGTGCCTAAGACTCGGCAGTACCAATACACCGAAGTGCCGGAGTCGGCGAAAGACAATGCCATTGCAGCGATCGACGAATCCTATGAAGCAGCGGAAACGCGAGCGGAGGCAATGGATGCCGAGGCCCAGCGACAGATCAAACAGGACATCGCCACCGCCGAGGCTCTCAAATACGAGGAGGCCCAGCAGGCAAAGCGCGACGCAGAACGACGTGCGCGCGCACAGCAGGAGCTCGACCGAATCCGCCGCGAGGTAGACGAGGTCGGCAGCATCCGAATCAACCCCAACGCGTATTGGGACAGCAAGTCGACCGGTGAAAAGATCGGTCTCGCCATTGCTCTCGGCATCACGAACGCAGCCGGAATGCCTGGGCTGCAGCAGATGATCAACGCCGAGATCGATCGCAACATCGACACGCAGAAGTCGAACAAGATGATTGCCGACAAGCGCGTGAGCGACAGGGTCAACGTCTACAAGGAGATGCTTGATCGATTCGGCGACGAGCAGGCGGCCGAACTCGCGGCGCGAGCGGTGTATGAGAAACAGATCGCCAGGCAAGCCGAACTCAACGCGAAACGACTCGAAGCATCCGACCCGATGCGCGCAGCACGGGCGCAGGAGTTGAAAGCCGCATACCTCGCACAGTTGGCCGAGACGGAGGCGAAACTCAACAGCCGACAAGTCGTCGCGAGCGAAGCCTACACCCCACCGCGCACGGTCGTCACAGGTGGAGGCCCGGCACGAGGCACAACTGTCGACCCGAACGACCCGACGGCAAGCATGTCGCCGAAGGACGCGAAAGCCTATCGCGAACTCGCCAAGTCGATGCGAGACCATGTCGGGGCGCTGGCCGACCTTCGCTCCGCTGCCGATGCCGTGAGGAGCACCGACGCAGGCACGGGCGTCGTCGCATCTCGCGCACCTTCGTGGCTGCTCAGCACCGAAGGTAACCGAGTCCGCGGCAAGGTCACGGCGGCGATCGGCAGGTACGGCAAAGCCACGTACGGCGCCATGACTGCCGATGAGTACAACCGAGCAAAGGAGACGGCGACCGGCAGCGGCACGCGCGAGGAAACGCTCAACGGCCTCGGAACGCTAACCAACGGAGTCCGAGCCTCGGCAGACAACGAGCTGAAGCAATACCCAGCACACGTGCAGGAGGCGTTCAGACGCGCACACCCTGACCTGTTCCCGCCCGCTGTTGAAGGGAAAGCACCAGGACAATGAAGGTCCTCGATCTTCAGACCGGCGCTGAGGTCGACCTACCCGAGTCGGAGGTTGCTCGCAGGTATGCCGAGGGCACGGTCAGGACGCAGCAGGGTGCACGAGTCCCGATGCGGACAGCGCACGGCAACCTTACGTCGGTCGCAGCCGAGGATATCCCGTCAGCACTCGCAGGCGGGTTCACACCTGCGACGGAGGCCGAGTTTCAGCGCGCTGACATGGAGGCGCGCTACTCGACACCAGGACAGATCGCGCTCACAGGTGTCGAGGGTGCCGGTCGAGGGCTGACCTTTTCCGGTTCCGATCTTGTCCTCGGTCTTGCACTCGGAGACGAGTATGCCGAGGATGCCCGCAGGCGTCAGCAGATCAACCCCGGCACTGCCATCGGTGGCGAGATCGCAGGAGCTGTTCTGCCCGCTCTCGTCTCAGGTGGCGGGTCCACAGCCGCAACTGGCGCATCGCTCGGCGGTCGAGTTCTCCGTGGTGTCACTGCCCTGCCCAGGCTCGCGAGTCGTGCAGGGCTGGCCGCAGAGATGGCAACGGCCAGAGCACTCGGCGAGGGTGCGTCGGTCGGTGGCAGGATCGCGCGCAGTGCCGCATCGCACCTCGTCGGTGGTGCAGTCGAGGCACTACCGCATGCGGCCGGTCGAGGACTGACGCAGCTCGTCCTCGATGACGACGCGACGATGGAGCGCGTGCTCGCGCAGGTGGGCCTCGAGGCGATTGCTGGAGGAGTCGCAGGCGGTGTCATCGGTGGTGGGTCGAGAGCAGCACGGGAGGGCTACGACGCGGTCGCCCGGCGGCTGTTCGGCGACGCCACGCACCCAGGACTCGGCGCCGCGATGGTGCGGCTGTCCGCATCGCTTTCGGGCGACTCGGCGGAATCGATCTCACGCCTCGCACTCGGCGATGCAGGAGAGGGGCTGCTCTCGGAGTCAGCGCGGCGCAACAGGCAACTGGCCTTTTTCGGAGTCGACGAGGCGCGGGACCGTGTGGCGCGCAACCTGACTCGATCGCTGGACGATGCCCGCAAAGCGGTCGACACGGCAACGGACGCTTTCAGGGGCGAGGTCAAGACGGCGAAGATCGCCTCGCTGCTTCCCGACGAGACGGCAGCCGCACAACTCGCCGCGCACGATGCGCAGCTGTCCTCGATCAAGGCCCAGCTCGATGACCTGCTCGCAGACCGCGCGGTGCCATGGCGCTCCGACCTTCGACGACTCCGCGCCGCTGTCGATGGAGACTTGCCGACCAACGCAGCCGAGGCATTCGCGAAAGCCGACGCGGTCAAGCGCGACCTGCAGTCCACCGTATCAGCTTTCGCCAAGGCGCAGCGTCGATCCGAGTCGCCAGCCATCATCGCGCGCGGTCGAGAGATCATCGACAAGCTCGATGCCTCGGCGGAGTCGCTGCGCACGCATCTCACGACCGAGCAACTTTTCGGCGCTGCAGCGGTTGCCCAACGCGAGATCAACGAGCCGTGGGCGCGCATGCTCGCAGCCGGCCGCAACCTTGAGCAGCAAGCGAAGCTGTTCCGCACGGTCGACGTTGGCCGCTATACGGAAACGGTTGCAGACGAGCAGGCGATCAACCGCTACCTCGGCGGACTCGTAGACCCCAAGAACGACGCGGCGCACGCTGCCATGCGTGAGTACATCGACCAGGGCGATGCGTTCGTGCGTGCGGTCGAAAAACACGGTGGATCGCCTGAATTGCGAGCAGCGGCCGAGGCGTATCAGAGCGCGGCGAAGACAATCAAAGCGGGTCTCGCCGAGGCCGAGGATGCGATCGTGCTCGGCAACCAAGCGCGCTCACTGTCCACATCGGGTGGGCTACTCGATGGCGACGGCGGCAACATGCTCGGAGCCGGGCTCTCGTTCGCTCTCGACTCGCTAGCCCCGCTCGGCATCACAGCCGGAATCGGCGCAGCGAAGATGGCGGCCAACTCACTGTCTCGCCCCGGGGCGACGCTGCGCAAGCTTGCGTCTGTCGAGCGGATCGTCATGCAGGCGACGCAGCGGTTGGACTCGTCTGTCGGCCAGTACATGCAGCGGATCGCCAAGGGTGCAACCGACACGGCGGCACGCACGGCACGAGCAGCGGCGCGCGAGTCGGCAGCGTCGAAGTACGAGCGCACGCGAGACAGGCTCGACGCGGCATCAGCCAACCCGGACGCGGCAAAGGCTGCAGTTGCGCGATCGACGGCGGCACTCCCCGAAACAGCGCGGGCGAAGATGGTCGACCGCGTAGGAGCCGCAAACGGATACCTCCTCGCGCGCATGCCGCAACCTGCAGCGCCCGTTTCGCCGTGGGACAAGCCTGATCCTAGCGACGCGGAACTCGAAGTGTTCGCTCGGTACGTCGATGCAGTCGAGGACCCGATCGGGACACTGGACCGCGAGCTCAAGGCCGGCGACCTGTCATCGGAGACGGTCGAAGTCCTGCGCGATCTCTACCCGGCCACGCACACGCACCTCGTCGCGGCAGTGTCGTCCAGGCTCTCGGAGATGCGCACGCCACCGGCCTACGATGACCTTGTGACGCTCTCTTTGATCCTCGACACCCCGCTGGATCCGTCGATGCAGCCGGAAAGAATCGCGGGGCTGCAGGACGCCTACCAGTACTCGGATCAAGGCGTGGCACCGACCAAGCCGCGCGCACCATCACCCTTCATGGACAAAATCGCAGACAGCCACGCAAGCGCCGCCGAGCGCCTAACGGTGTGACCATGACGACATCAAACAACACGCTTCTGTACAGTGCCGACAACGTATCCGCCGCAACGAGGTATTTCCCAACGACGACCGGCGACGTCGGGATCGAGATGGGCGAGCACACCGTTGCGACGGTCGGGATCATCGTATCCGGCGGTGTCACCATCACGATCGAAGGGTGCATGCGCCGGCTCGATCATCCGACCGACGCTGGGCTCACCGACGCATGGGTGGACATCACCGGGCAATTCGTCGACCTGTCCACGGGCCTGTCAGGGACAACCTCGTTCGTCGACGTGAGCAAGATCCTGCAGGCGAACGGGCTCAACGTGGAGCGCATCAGGGTCAAGACTGTGACGTCCGACACGAGCAACAGCCTCGATATCTGGCTCCGGAGGATGTGATGCGGCGCAGTCGCAAACACGATCGACCTTCGCGGTATCTCAACCACATCGCTGGCGTCGGTATCGGCTTCGGTGGTAGTCGGTGGACGCCCGCCTCGCTGCTCGTAGGCGCAACCGCGGGGTGGTATCGCGCGCGCGGGACTGTGGGGTTGACGTATAACACGCAGCCGACGGCGCAAGATTGGGACATGGAGGCTGCTACCACCGCGGCGTGGACGGACTACACCGGTGGAGTAGCGTCGAAGTCGACGACTAACCCGCAGGCTGGGCTCCGATGCTTGGAGATAGCCACCGGGGGGTCTGCGTTTTCGGGCGTGAGTCAGGCGATTGCCCCGCTGCGAATCACCGGTAACCGGTATCGGCTGACCGGATACGCGGCAGGCGACGGGACGTGCCGTCCGTGCGCGTTGCTAGACGGCGCTACGGTTGATTGGCTGGGCACTACGTCGACAGCATGGCAGGCAATTACTGCTGAAAAAACCATAGTAGGTCCGATCATATATCTGACACAGCGCGACGCGACTACCGGCGTTGTGCGGTTCGACAGTTTGATGATGGCCAATCTGTCGCTCACGCAAGTCGCCGCAACGTCGGCGGTAGGCACGCTGGCA